TAAAGAGGAGACACCAGGATGTTGGGACGCAAACGACTAAAGGAACGGGCCTCAAAATCCAACTACTTTAGGAGTAATCCCATGGCACAAGTCACATACCGTGGTGTTAAGTATGACACCGCCAAGCCTAAGCAAACAACATGCAACAAGTCAGAAATGACTTATCGTGGTATTAAGTTTAAGAAAGAACTTTGTACTGCTTAGACACTTACTTATTGTAAACTTATCCCTGACTACATACTGTAATCGGGGATATTTTTTTATGCAAAAAGGAAGATTAAAAATATTAATAGATCAACTTGAAGAATTGCTAACCGAATTAAAGGTAGAAGTCTACGCAGATAAAGATTCTTATCTTGACAAAAATGGTGATCAATGGTATAGTGGTGATGACGATGACGGCTATCCAGACTAATAATGAAACAGATCAGCAAACTTTGGAAGGAGATTACGAGAACCCCTGGACCTATAAGGGTACAACTTTTACTTCTAACGACATTGACGGCTTCTTCGGTTACGTCTACTGCATTACAAATCTCACAACGGGTAGGAGATACATCGGCAGAAAATACTTTACCAGTAGTAGAAAGCCTAGAGGTGGGAAACGCCGCGTTAAGACTGAGAGTGACTGGAAACGCTACTACGGAAGTTCTAAAGAACTTACAGACGACGTTAAAAAACTTGGACGATCAGTTTTCAAGAGAGAGATCCTCAGTCTCCACCGAACAAAAGGGTGGGTAAACTACGAAGAGACTAGACAACTGTTCCTAAATAATGTACTGAGTGAGGATGAGAATTTCTATAACTCAAACATCCTCGGCCGTTATATGAAGAAGGATTATTTCAATGAACAACGCACCACCGATACTTAAAGAACAGTGTGATAGACTGTTGGAATGGATGCAGAATCGTAGTGATGAACTCGCAATAAACAAAGAGTATGATGATCTTTATGCTTTGTATATGGAGTGGCATGAGTGGATTGAAGAGGAGAACCCTACATTATTAGCATTAGTTAGAAATGAAGAAATCTGACGTAGATTACCTATACTATTGGGCATCTCGTACTGAATTTCCTTTAAGAAAGGCACCAACATCTGTTGGATATGCAAAGGATAGTAACACAGGAGATGATAAAGATATATACTTCTGTTGGCTCAAGGCAAGAAGAGATACTCATGGTGGTGTCAGAGAAAGTCTTGTTGATGATCCTAAAGCATTAAAAATATTACAACAGGAAGAGATACTGCTTGCAACAGTAGCAGTCTTCACTCCCGATACAGATTTACCGAAACACAAAGATCCAGATGTATATGATAAACCTTATAGGAGGATACAGATTCCATTGAGCGTATGTCCTGAACAGTATATGATCTGGGAAGAGACTGGAGAAATTATTCACTGGCAAGATGGAGAACCACAGGTGTGGGATGTTATGGATCATCCTCACTCTGGTTATAATCATTCAGAAGAGGATATGGTGTTTCTATTTTTAGATATTCAAAAGACCGATGATAACAGTACGCTGCAAGAAGTGTAACGAAACTATTACTTCATTGCATGAACATGATTACAAAGTGTGTGGTTGTTCCAACCAAACTTATGTAAGAGGTGATATAATGGGTGGTAATGATTTAAGTGAGGTAGTTCAAGTAACTATACCTAAACCACCTAAGATAGAACCAGAACTTAAGTTGGGAACAGATGCACCTAGGAAAAGAAGAACTAGATTGATTGATGTAGACATTCGATGAACGTTTATCAGTTTGAAAAGATTATTAATGGATTTTCTAGTCTTAAGATACTCCATGAGATCATTGACTTTAATCCTCTTAGTCGTAATGCTTGGATAGGTATACATGATGAACCTGACAATGCAATTGAAGCATACATCTTAGATTCATACTCATTTTTATTTGAGGATCAGTTTCATGGTGTAGTTGGATTTGAATGGTGGTTTCATGTCATGGATAGTGATAGAAGTATGATTACATTTCATGCTGACCATGATGAAGCTCATCGAATACAAGAAGGTGAGATGAAGTATCCATTGTTATCTACATGTACATACTTTGATCAAGATAGGAATCCAACTATCTTTTTGAATGCTCAACATAAGAGTAAGTTCGAGAGACATGTGGAACCTTGGCCACCTACAGAAGCAGTCTTCTCTTACCCTGCTAGAGGTAAGATGGTTGCATATGATCCCACCTATATACACGGGATATTACCAGGAAGTAAAGGTCGTACTTCTTTATGGTATAATGTATGGGGATACAAACCGAACTATATGGAGAGAGTTGGTATACCTCGTAGAGGATTTCTTTCTGATACGACTCATAGATCTACCTTTATAGGTTGTGAAACTATAGAACCAACTGCTTATCTTGGCGAGACCAAGACCATAGGTTTAGAATGTAATCACAAACGTATAGATTTAGTTGGACCAGCAGGGGCAATTCCTGCTGGAACTTTATGGAGGGTACAGCAATGATCGAAATTAATGAATCAGATCTTAAGGAAAAAGAAAATCACTACATAAAATTAGCAGAGGAAGGTGAAGTTATTCTGGTAACTAAACCAGATGGTAACAAATATATGATGGTTCCACAGGATCCATCTACTATGCATGGCATCTGCGATATCTAAATCTGAAAACCCATGAGTGTAATTATCTATCAAGAGCACTGCGAATTGCTGGAGAAAGAGAACGAGGAACTTAGGGAAGAAGTTGCTTTTCTTCAGATGCAGTTGGAGTACAAGACATTAGGACCACCAATTCATTCACTAGAAGAGAAGCTAAATAAATAAAAAGCTTTTGTTTAAATGGATTGGCAACCACATATAGTTGTTAAGGCAGATAATAGTTCTGTCGTTAAGACAGCGACCACAGCATTAAGAACTTTAAATGTAGGCTTTCCAGGTAAGAAAGCAATAGTTCATTTCATTGGCACTAACCTAGACGTAACCAAGGAGATTAAATCTCAGTGCGGAAAGGGAGGTCATAAGTTTGTACAATATCCACCATCAATAAGGCAGTCACAGTTACATCATACTATTTGTAGTAACAGTAGACTGCCTGTTGTATTGATTAGGGGTACAGTAGTCTTCTATGAAGATATGACTGACTATAGTACTACTAAGTTATTTGGTGCTGACTTCCAACCTAAGAGATATATGTACAAGGGTAATGATAAAGTCATTACACTTGGTGGAGTAGAGAAGAGTGTTATATTTGTACCTCAACCTGTCAAGTTAGTTGGTAAGGTTGAAGAGATCACAGCAGTATGGAGGTCACCTGCTCAACGTGCATTACCTATAGAGAAAAGAAGGTGGTGGGATTCACAGTGGATGATTATGGATGGAGTATGTTATCAGCAACAGTCTGGTATCTTTAATCTAATCTACCATTGGGATAAGAAATTGGTTGCTGACTTCAATAAGAAGACTGCTGCAAAGTATGAGAGTGTATTTGCTGGTAATGACTACCCAGATATGTTCAAGGCAATGGATGAGAATGGTGAGGATACTAGTCTCATTCGTAAGTATATTAATGCAGCACTTAACGATGATTGGAAGACGATTAAGGGATCGAAGAAGAAATATCTTGACAGCATCAAGGATACTGTGATATAATCGGGCTATATATAAACAGCGACTATACTGTTTATGACTGATCCTGTAAAGGACGAGGAAAAAAAGAAAGAGAAACCGAAAGGTCCACTAGGTAAGATCAAGGAAGCTTTAATCCCTGATGCCGAGGAACAAGCTGCTATCATAAGTACAGCTGTCCGTATTACTGTGTTGGCCTGGTCGGGTGGAATCTTGACGTTAAATTACGTGTCGATTCCAGGCGTACCTCAACAAAAAATTGATCCGACTTTCATAGCTAGTGTTTTCACTGGAGTTTTAGCGAGCTTCGGAATTCAGACAGCGAGTAAGAAGGGTGATGGTACTATGAAGATGAATGGCAACGGCAATCCTGCTGAGGCACCCATCTCTAAGAAAGACATGGAGACATTGTTAGCGAAGGCTAGTGCTGGTCCTGTCCAAACCATTAGAATTGAGCAAGCACCTCTTAAAATCACTACTGATTCAAAACCCCAAGAACCCTATAAGATGTAAACCCATGCAAAAAATTGTAAATGTACTTGCTATTGCGAGTTTCGCTGTATCTAGTGCCGTTGTTATTGGTGGCGTTACTGTATATGCCAACCGAGGAAAAATTATTGATAATGTCAAGTCTCAAGTCATGGATAGCGTGGCTGGTGCACTTGGTCCAGCGATAGGTGGAGCACTACCTGACGTAACTGGACCTGCACAAGCACCTAAAGATGCTGCACCTACTCCACCTGTATCACTTCCTCAGTAATGGCAGTAGACCATTCGATAGATGGCAAGGAGAATAAAGAAGAGAAGATAGAAAGAGCATTGTGTCTCTTTCTAGAATCTGTTCACAAACCTGACCATCAATTAAGAGGATGTGCCCATAACCAGAAATGTTATCATGAGCTGATGATGGTACGCAATCATGTGCTAGACTACCTACATAACATGAAACGTGAGGAGCTCTACCGTGAATGGAAGGTTGAGTAAAGTAGATA